GTCTGCGGCAAAAGCTATTGCACCGATTATCTTGACTATATCTATGTAGACCCGATGGGAAAGCGGATTCGGCCCGATTTCCTGAGCCAGCATTTCCCGGATTTTCTGGTCGCACACCAGATGAAGCGTATCCGCTTTCACGATCTGCGCCACCCGTATGTCAAGCACACGACAAAAATTTTTAGCTTGCGCTTGATGGATTTTCAAGCGCAGGCTTATCCTGATGCTCGGCGAAAAACTCGCGGAGCTTGTCAGCTTCATCGGGGAGGACAAAGCCAAAGCCCTGTCCGTCCACTCTGCAATAGAAAGCGATTTTCATGACTGCCACCTCAATCGAAAATGTCTTGGATTTTATATGCGATCTCAATGCGCTTATCGGGGTACACCAGCACCCTGTCGATCAGCAGCTCGGCCAGCTCGGTGGTCAGTGCGTCCGCATCAAAAATCGCCTTGGACGCTTCCTTTCGGCTGTCCTGCCGTGCCTGTTCGTCCTGCTTCTGCTTCGCCTGTGCCAATACTGCGGCATAGGCATTTTTCGTTTTCAAAAGCAGCTCGTCACACGCAGCCTTTTCCGCCTTGTAAGTGTTCAGGTCGATCTCGCCCATAAGATAGTGTTCGTAAAGTGTGCGCTTGCCGTCTTGCAGCGTCTCGATCTGCTGCTCATATTCGGCGCGTTCCGGTACGGAGGCATCCACCCGGAGCGAACCGTCCGGGGCAAACGGTGCGGCGGCTTCCATCTGCTTTTTCAGCGTCAGGAATACCGCTTGTTCCAGCTCTGCGGCGTTCAGACGCATCTTGTGGCAGCGGCTTTCTACGTCCGCCTCGGAATGGCGGCAGTAATAATACGAGGTTTTCTGCATGGTGCGGGACAGCGCATGACCGCAGCAGCCACAGAAGGCTTTGCCTTTCAGCGGGTAGTCCCGCTTCTTTTTGTTGGGCTGGGAAAAGCGGAGCTGGCTGGCCTGCACGGTATCAAACACGGCTTTCTCTACGATGGCCGGGTGATGGTCGGGGATGATGTACCACGATTCTCTGTCCTTCAGGCGGCTTCTGGTGCCGCCTACTTCGAGAACCGCCCGCTTGCCGATCACATACACGCCGGTGTAGCGTTCGTCCTCCAAAATGCGGAGAATGGTGGACGCACTCCAAATCCCGTGACAGCGGGAAATATCGTGGGTATGATTGCCCCGCGCCGCTTTGTACTGGCCGGGAGTGGGGATGCTTCTGCGGAACAGCTCCCGCGTGATGGCGGTGGCGTTGATACCCTCTGCGGCAAGCTGGAAGATAAGCTGCACGATGGCAGCGGCCTCCGGGTCAGGCTCCATTCTGCCATCGGCGCTTTTGCGGTAGCCGTAGGGACAGATTTTGCTCTGATACTCGCCTCGCTGCATCTTGGCGTACTTTGCGCTCTTGGTCTTGATGGACATATCGCGGCTGTAATACTCACTGATGAGATACTTGAACGCCACATCCATGCCGCCGGTGTCGCCCTTGAATTTGCTGCTGTCAAAATCGTCGCTGATGGAAATGAAGCGGGTATGGAACAGCGGGAACACGCGCTCGATAAAGTAGCCGGTTTCAATGCTGTTGCGCCCGAAGCGGGAAAAATCCTTGACGATGATGCAGTCGATCTGATTGGCCCGCACCAGCTCAATGAGCTTCTGTACCTGCGGACGCTCAAAATTCGTGCCGCTGTATCCGTTGTCGATGAACTCCATGATCTCCGCGTTCAGAGCTTCGGGCATGGATGCCGCATATTCATGGAGAACAAGGCTCTGATTCTCAATGCTCAAGCTGTCGTACTTGTAGTCCTCGATAGAGAGGCGGATGTAGAGGGCAATCACATGTTTCTGCATTGTTCCAGCACCTCCGCATAGGTTTCAAACTCGCTCTGGAAGCGATAGCGCACCGTGATCTGCTTGTCGTGGGATACCTCGATGCGGTCGATCAGCCGCTCGATGAGTGCGCCGGTCAGCGCCCGGTCGGTCTTGATTTGTGCGGCGTCCTGTTCCAGCGCCCGGTGCTGCTCTGCTTGAGCATCCATCGTTCGCAGGCCGTCCTCCAACTGTTCCATTTCCACGGAGAGGTCGGCAATGCGGCTCTCATACTTTTCCTTGTAGTCGAAGTATTCATCCTTGGTGAGAACGCCTTGCACAAGATTTTCATATAAGCTCCGCACAATGCCGCGAAGCCGCTGGATTTCCTGTTTGCGGCTGGTGATCTTCTCCCGCAGCTCGGCACGTTCAGCGGCCTGCCGGGGCAATTCTGCAAGAGAGAGGGTGTATTGCCCCAGCGCCGTATCAAGCGCATCCTGAAGCATATCTGCCAACATATCCAGCAACGCATCCTCGCGGATGGTCACGCCGGGGCAGGCATCCTTGCTGATTCGGCTCCTGCTCAGACAATGGTAGAAGTACACATCGTCGGACTTCTTACGGATGTTTCTCTGCCGGTGCAGGCTGCCGCCGCAATGGGCGCAGAACACCTTGCCTTTGAGCAAATTCGGTGTGTATGCGTTGATCTCCCGCGCCTTGGCGCGGCTGGCGGTCTGATTGAGAATTTCCTGCACCGCCGCGAACTGTTCCCGGCTGATGATGGCCTCATGGGTGTCCCGCACCACCGTCCATTCCTCGGCATCAGCCTTGACCTGCCGATGATCTACGGTTTTGGTCTGCCCCTGAACGAGATCGCCGGTGTAGACCTCGGAGCGGAGAATAACGCCGACCGTTCGGGTCTGCCACTTGCCGCTGCCGAGCAAATTCTCGTGAGTGATCTTGCCCTGCATCTTCTTATAGTGGCTGGGGGTGAGGATGCCCGCCTCATTCAGTCGCACAGCGATGGTATTCAGGCCAGCGCCCTCGGAAGCCCAACGGAACATCCGCTGCACCACGACGGCGGCAACGGGGTCGATGATAAGCTGGTGGCAATCGTCCTCGGCTTTCAGATAGCCGTAGGGAGTACGCGCACCGATGAACTTGCCGTCCTTCATGGCCTGCCGCTGCTGCGCTCTGATCTTTCGCCCAATGTCCAAAGCGTAGGCTTCGTTTATCATGTTCCTCAGCGGGATGATGATACCGGAATGGGCATCCTCCGGGGCGGCGGTATCGAAGTTTTCATTGACCGCAATGAAGCGGACGCTGCGGATGCGGAAATACTGCTCAATGTAGTAGCCGGTGTCGATGGTGTTCCTCCCCAAACGGGAGAGGTCTTTCACAATGACGCAGTTGACGTGACCGGCCTCAATATCTGATAGCATCTGCTGAAAGCCCGGACGGTGGAAGTTTGTCCCGGTCGCGCCGTTGTCGATATAGGTATCGTATACGCTGATCTCCGGGTACTGCTCCAGATAGCGGGCAATAATCATCTGCTGGGTTTCAATGGATACGCTGTGCGTGTGGGTATCCTCCACCGAAAGGCGGACGTAGATCGCGGCGCGGCAAGCGGCGTCGGCCTCCTGAACGGCCACCGCAGCCGTTTCTTTTCTGCTTTTTCTTGCCATGCTCAGCCCACCTTTCTCTGTTCGTAATCTTTCCGCTGCGCTGCCAGCGCCAGAAGCTGCAACGCCTTTTTGTATTCGTCCTCATGGGTAAAGGTAATATCCAGCTCCTTTTTCCCACGGACGCGGATGCTCTGTACCATGTGAATGAGCGCCCTGCGGTCTAAGGTTTCCAGCGTGGAGAACTGCGTAAACTGCGAAATCCAGCGGTTGCGCTCACTCCGGTTTTCCAAAACCTCCGTGAGTTTTTCCTTGAGAACGCGGACGCTCTCGCGGATGTCCGAAGCCTGCTTGGTGTACTTGGCTTTGTAGGAGGCGTATTCTTCCTTGGTAAGCATACCCCCCACAAGACTCTCATAAAGCCGTGACTTGAACTCCAGCACCTGCTCCAACCGGCGCTCATTGTCAGTGATGTGGTCGCTGTATTCCTTGGCAAGCGCCTGATTGATGCTGGACTGGTCAATGCCGGTCAGCAGCGCCTCCAGAGAAGCAATATTGCCGATATAGGCTTTCAGGCTGTCCCGCACACAGTCGATTAGGCTGCTTTCTTTCAGCATGACCGGATGGGCGCAGCCCTTTTTCTTGCCGGTGGGACAATAATAGTAGTGGTACTCCTTGCCGTTTGCACGGTTGGTCTTGCGGGTCATGCGGCTTCCGCAGCACCCGCAGATCAGGATACCGGAGAACAGGTACACCGTGTCCTCGTTGGGAGAAGTCCGGGTATCCAGCCCCTTGATGCGCTGCACCAGCTCAAAATCTTGACGGGCGATCAGCGCTTCGTGGGCATCCGGGACACGCACCCACTCGGAGGCGGGGCGCTGCTCCATCTGCTTGATCTTGTAATGCGGCGTACCCTGTTTGCCCTGCACCAGCGTTCCGGTATAGGTTTCATCCTGCAAGATGCGGATGATGGTGGTAGCTGACCATTTGCAGTCAGCCTTGTCCGCATAGCCCTTTTTCGCGTAGGGCAGGCCGTTGTTCTTCTTGTATGCCAGCGGTGAGAGAATACCCAGCCGATTCAGCTCCGATGCGATCTTGGAGGCGCTTGCGCCCTCCAGCCGCATACGGAAGATGTCGCAGACAACGCGGGCGGCGTAGGGGTCAGGGACGAGCAAATTCTTGTTGTCCTCGGCTTTCATGTAGCCGTACACCGGGAACGCGCCGACGAAATCGCCGTTGCGCCGCTTCACATCCAGCGAGGAACGGGTTTTGATGGAAATATCCCGGCAGTAGGCTTCATTCATAATGTTCTTGACCGATACGGTCAGATCATCGCCGCTGTCGTGGGCGGTGTCGATGCTGTCGGTGATAGCGATGAAACGTACCCCGTAGGCCGGGAATACCCGGCGCAGATACCGGCCAGTTTCGATGTACTCGCGCCCTAAGCGGGAGAGGTCTTTTACGATGACGCAGTTGATATTGCCGTCGGTGACATCCTGCATCATTTCCTTGAACGCAGGGCGGTCAAAGATGATGCCGCTGTATCCATCGTCGATCTTTTCGGAAACGACCTCAATATCCGGGTTGCGCTCCACAAAGTTTTCAATGAGCTTGCGCTGATTGGAAACGCTGTCGCTTTCGCTGGAATGATCGTCGGTGTAGGACAGGCGGATGTAAGCGGTAGCTTTGTACTTAGGCATGAAAAAGCACTCCTTTCTCCCGGACTGCTCCCGCATGAAAAGAGTGGTTATCTGGCTATTAGGTTTTCATCCTTTTCCACACCGATCATAGCACTCTCTGCGGAAAAAAGCGAGGATGTCGCTTAGCGCAAAATGCCTTGCAGACATTCCTCCAACGTAACGCCGTTCCCGGCAAAGCAGGCGTTTACCACGAAATCGCCGCAGCGGAAGCGGTAAGGATTTTTGATCTGGCGGATAAAGGCGGCGATGCGTTCTTCCTTGGGAAGATTTTTGTCAACAGATACTTCCCGGATGTCCACCAGTTCATCCGTGTGGGTTCGAGTTTCGTTTGGCGTTGGCTGCATCATGGCGATCTCCTTTCTCGGTTTGGTGGGTTTCCTCAAGGTCACATGAATGCGCTGACGGGAAAGGCCATCAGCGCATGGTATCTGACTTTGAGAGGCGGCTGCGCGGGCAGAATTGGAGCCACATAACATAATGGCGAATACCGGCGCAGCCGCTCTGCTTGTCCATTTGAGAAGATCCATCCTATTTGCCACGCGCCCCGGATAGTGGGCATGATGCAGGCCGCCCTTGGCAGGGCTGTCATAACTCCACGATACCGCTGCCTCAAAGAGCTGGCGCATACCGCAGGGTTCCCCCTCAAGTCTGTGGGAGGGCGTGAGCAAGTTTCATTATCCGCCGCGCTGTCATCGCGCCCGATTTGCCGAATCGGGTCTAAGGCTGCGTAGATCGCTCGGATGGCTTTTCCGGAATCACCTCCTTGAAGCCATCGTCGTGGCGGCGCACCTTATGCCGCTATCACGCGGGTTTTGTGCCTGCATCATGGTCTATTCAGTTTTCAACGTTCGGTGAAAGGCTTCGTGGAGAATGTCCCTTCACCTATCGCCGATTTTGGGCCACTTTTGCACCCTGTTTTCAGCAATCAGGGAAAAGTTTTTTCATTTTCTTCATCGCCGCGCCGATGCTCTTGGAAATATTCTGATGGCTGACACCCTCGGCTGCGCCAATCTCATCAACCGTCATCCCATCCACGAAATACATCCACACCCTGCGGAACTGCGTATCCGTCAGGTGCTTCCGAATCTGCGTGACCTTTCTGACGCTGCGGTGGATTGCCTCTGCCCGGTCATGCGCCTGCTCCATGCAGACATCCACGGCAGGAATGGAGGCCGCTTCCTCGGATAGCTCATCCAACGCAAGCGTGTGATTGGCATAGACGTGAGCTTCCTTTTCGGAGGCGTGATAGTCCTCGTCCGACAGGGCTTTCCATTTCAGAAATTCTTTCTCGCTGGCAAAGTCCTCGCGGGTCAGGCGGGTGATGGCTTCGTTGGCATCCATGTAAACGATAGCGTTGGGGTCTTTCTTGTTCAGCGCATAGCTGCTCTTTCTGTTAAACATAATATGTCCTCCGTTTCGGTGTTGGGTGGGTGGTGAACCAGACCAACACCGGCGGAGAACGACAGCCGACAGGAAAACGTAAAAAGGCGCTCGAACAGGCATGATGACCTGAACGAGCGCCTTGCGTGCGAGTGAAAACATGAGTAACGAATTCTGTACCGGGAGGGGCTAAATCACGGATGAACCAAACCGCATAAAAAGAGAGCTGCAACTCGCTTTCGTGAGTGCAGCTCGTCTGGGGGATAGCCGCGTGCTTTTTGAAGTGGACGGCTAATCGGTGCTTATGCTTTTTTACATGACCGCGAGCGGCCTTAGCAGTATCTCCTGTTCATCTGTGACATCATAAAAATACCTCCAACTCGCTGAATGTGATTTGCAGCTCATTCAATGTGAGCTTCATGTGTATTTAAGTGAATTGAGGCTCACTCTACAATGTAGTAGAGGTGATTTACAATGAACTTTCTTGACCTGTTCGCCCAAAAGCTTCGAGAAAAGCGGGAGCAGAAAAAGATCACGCAGCGCGAATTAGCGGAACGGCTTAATATGTGTACCCGAACTGTCATTGAGATTGAAAAGTGCAAGAGCAATCCGAAATTTGAAACGGTTGCGCTGATCTCAGAAGAAATGGACATCAGTCTGGATGGAATCGTGTTCCACGATAGAGCGCCGCAGACCGTTGCCAAGTGCGTTCTTGATTACTTTGCAGGAAAGGGTGAAGAAGAGTCGCAACGGTACATAGACCTGTGCATGAGCGCAGATAAGCTGAAGTGATGTACAGGGGAAAACAAAAGGGCCGATGATTGTCTTTCATGTAGAGCAGCCAGTGGGCTTATATTTTCCCCACTGGCTGCTCTTGTCCGCACAGTTGGAACGACGGGCATTAGTATCCTATTTTTCCTGTTTGTGTGCATCCCGGATCTTTTCAAAGGTGTCCTGACTGATGGCGTGTTCAATCCGGCAAGCATCTCGCTCTGCAATTTCAGGGTCAACGCCAGCTGCGATAAATTGCTCTGTAAAGAACTGATGCCGCTCATAAATTTTTTCGGCAACATTCCGGCCTGTTTCGGTCAAATGCAAAACGTAATCACTATCTACCGTTAAAAAGCCCCCTTCACGCAAAGCCGACACCGCATAGCTTACACTGGCTTTTGAAACTCCAACACGCCGTGCAACATCAATAGAGCGGACAGCACCGTGATTCTTTTGAAGAACCAGCACAGCCTCCAGATAATCCTCTCCGGACGCATGAATCTTCACTATTGTCTCCTTTATGCAAGGCTCCAGCCGGAGGACTTTTTACGGATATTTACAAAATCCTGATAAATCCCGGCTTTTGCTATAAGCTCGTCATGGGTTCCCTGTTCGCTGATCCGTCCATCAGAGATCACCAAAATCTGATCTGCCTGACGGATGGTATTCAGGCGGTGTGCAATCACAAGTAATGTTTTACCCTTTACCAGCTCATTGATTGCCTCCTGGATATAGCTTTCATTATCGGTATCAACA